ATCTAAACTGCGGATTTCCTGATGTGCTGCTATATCCTTTTCTGGCTTTTCAACCTGTGCTGTTTCCTCAGGCTTGCTTGCTTCCTGATCATCCAAATTAAAAAGTTCTTCCAATTTCTTTGTCATATTAAAACCCGTACAATGTATTTAGTTACAAAAAACTATCTAAAATCCTTAAATTGGCTTTGTAGTTTTTCTCTAAATCTTTGTGATAGTAGCTCTTTTATTTCAGGATTACCTTTTTGGCCGCCACCTGTTAATGACCATATTGTATTTGTTGTATTCTTTCCTATAAGATTTTTTATAGAGGAAATATTTAAGAATTTATCATCCATGAATTCTTCTATCACCATAGACATGCACACTTGGTCCAATGCATATAAATTTGCCCTTTCGAATTTATCCATCGTATTGCTTATAACATCAAAGTTTGTAGAATCGAGTTTGTGATTGTACAAATTAATTATTTTTTCTAGAAATAATTTTCTATCTTTATGTACATAGGTAATGTTTGCACCTGTTTGCTTCCAAAGATTATCAAACTGTGGATAGTATAATACACCTAATTTAATTTCGCTAGGTAAATTAATTTTTTCATTAAAAATAATATCTGCATCTGTTATATACGCAGAGTCTAACATATTATTTTCAAAAAGATGATTAGTAATAAAATACCTTGAACAAAAATAATAACTCTTTAGTTTGTAATGGTTTATATCAGTATTAATGTGTTCTATGCTGTAAGATAAGTTTATGTCTGTTTGCAAGTTAGATATTTTATCTAAAAAACTTTGACTAGGATTTATAAAATGTATGTGTGCATCTAAATCATTTTGCTCACAGGATAATAAATTATAAATCCCATACTCATTAAAAAACTTTTCGTCACATTGAAAAACTACAGCAGTTTTTGAAATAGGATTTTTTATAATTTCAATATCGTTAAAAAATTCCTGCATGTTTAGCCCAATCACGGTATTCTATTGTTTCATATTCAATGTCATTATTTACATACCAAGTTTCAAAATGGCATTCACCATACCATGATTTTCTCTTTCTCATGGCAAACACGTTATTGACCGCAATCCTATATCCTTTAGAAATTAAATATTCCGTTGCGGCATCTATGGTTTTTACGAATCCTCTTTCTTCGCGCCAGTATTCGTCATGCTCAAATGTAATGCAATCAAATTCCATTCCTTGATCTATAACATTCTTTAGAGCTGCCAGTGTAAGTTCCGGCGGATTAATATCACAACTTAGGTATCCATATCTTTTAATTTCGTCGTATTTAAAATTTACTGCATCATCGTAGATACAAATGTTCTTTCTTGTTTTGTTCCAATCATCTTCAAATTTCTTATCAAGTTCTAGACTAAATCCATTGAAATTATTCTCTTCTAGCAAGAGTGTGTTACTGTAGTGTTTAGGATCGGCAGCACCTATTTCTATATATGATTTATGTTTTGATGTTTCCAGGGCAAATAGATCCTGCCCAACTTGTGAATGATGCATTACTTTCTCTTGTTGCCCTTGTGGAAAATATCGTCCTCGCTCACGATTCTAAATCTTACTCTTTTCTGTTTGCACCAAGCAGCAGCCGCTTCCCACTTGGCTTGATTCTTTATGTACTGTTCTTGATTATATCTACTGTTGCCTACTTTTTCTCTCAGGGTCTGATTGGCAGGTTTGACTTCTACCACTTCTGCATTCTTCTTGCCATTCCTGTCCTGATAGACGATAAAGAAATCAGGAACGTATATGCTATATTTTCCAGTAAGGGGATCTCTGTAGGGAATCTGTATGCTTTCACTTGCCCAGTTTTGTACGCCTGGGTGTTCGTCAAGCATTCTCATGAACACGAATTCCCAACTGCTTCTGGCAAGAGGTTTTTTATTACCTACATACTTGCCTGGATTCTTCATCTCGAATCTTCCTTGGGCAAACTTAGGCATATTATGGTACCACGTTACGTTGTTTAGAAACTGTTACTAGAGGTTCTCTGTAGCCCAGTGTTGATGTTGCAGGACGATTGTTATTTAGAATTTCTCCAACCAAGCCACTTAATTCCAATTGGTCAAATTCACCTATTGTATCCAATATTTGGAACACGGGAATGTTTTCAAGTTTAGCCTGTTTTAACAGTGTCGTTGCTGCTACCAATGCAGGCTGTTCATCGAATCCTTTTTTAGTAAAAAATCCCACAGTTGCATCAACATCATTTGCATTAAATTCTAATGGCTCCTTGCCGTAAGAATCAAAAAATAATTTTGTTCTTGCTGCGCTGTCCTGTATTTCTCTTGATGGTAAATTTGTAGTTGTCATTAGGTACTATCCCCTGTTAGTTTCTTTTGTGATCCATTGGTAGTTGTGCTTGTATTATTCTTGGGGAATATTGCTCCGGCAACACCATTAATTGTAGAAGCAACTCTTTCTTGTCCTGCAGGACTTGTAAGGATATTGATTGCTTCTGACTTTAATCCTGCCTTTGAAAGTCCTTTTGCATTCTTATATGTATTGACAGCCTTGATTGCAGTTCCTAGGAATCCTGCTCCCGAACTAAATGCTGTTCCGTCGCCGACTGCACCAAATACCTGTTCCAGTCCGTCAAGTACTCCGCCTTCGCCCAATAAGTTTGAAACACCACCGCCTGCTACACTTAATGGTGATGGTGAGTTATCATAATGTAGTGTTGCAAATCCTTTTGGATTTCCTTCACTTACTCTACCAGCACTATACGTTACCGCTTCATACTCAATTGTCATTTGACTTTCTGCTGTTTCTGCTGATTGCGCATAATCCATATTTCCGTGCGACCAACTAACGATTCGAGGATTGACCATTGTGTAACCAATGAATCTTCTTCGACCCATTGTGAATAATGTTATGCTCTTGAATAAGGGTGCTGACACATCGCTATCAAGACCGTATCTAAATAAATCACTTGGTGTTTTTGTTGATCTATAATGATTTGCACCATATGCACTGTTTGGTAAGTGCCTATCTCTTATATAGTAGCCATAATAGATTGCCCACAATGCACTTACAACTCCTTGATTATCATCATGGAATGATAAATTAACAGGATCATATGAAATTTGTCTATAAACAATTTTCTTTCTGTTATACTGATTTAGAGTTTCCGAATCAAATTTAAATTTTGGAAGATCTGCCTGCTTTACTAACAATCCAACTTCATTGATATGTTTCTGTGTAAAAGACTGTGCCTTAAGCACAGAAGTATCTATTTCAAATCTTAAAAAATAACTAAATTTGTTCTTGGGAGCAAGTCTTAGTGTATCATCAATAAACAATCTTGTGGCATGCGTGTAGTTTCCTACTATACCTTTTGGGTTTGATAAACCACTAAAAACGTCTGTTAAGAATCTTGTAAATTTGTTTGCCATACTAGTATTTAGCCATAAAAAAAGCCCGGAAAAAATCCGGGCTTTTTAAGTTTTGTAGTACGACTAAAATTAGCCTTGTGCTGCGCCAGCACCAGTAGTAGATTCGCCAAGCGTTCTTTCCACTGCTGCACCAATACCAACACCAACGCCTTGCTCGCCTGCACCCCACTGTACCATGTTGTCGAAACGTATAGTAAGTGCAACTTGCATTGCTTCGTTTGTGCCGTAGTTTGCATCACCATAATCAACGTTTGTTAAGAAACAACCGTATAGGTTAGCAGTTTCAAGTACATTAACCCCTGCTGGGTTATTAGCGTTACCACCATCTAGTACTTCAATCTTAGTTGTAAATTTGTAATCAATACCTGATCTTGCAGAAGCCTGTTCAACAAAGTCAAATTGTTTCTGGACCTGTTGCCCAACCATTTTTTGAACTTCACCACTCGCGTCATCACGTAGGTTAAGCACCACTGTTTCAAAAGTGTACTTACCTGCTAGATATACACGTGAGTTGTAAACTTCTAGTGGAATTTCTTCAAATCCAACTTTTGGTCTAGCAATATCCACAACTTGTTTTGTTAGTTCAGTTGCCGCAGATACTCCGAAACCAAGTAAAGTAACGCGGAAGCGATACTTTAACTTAGGCATCAAGAGCACTTGGTTGCCTGCGTCTGTGGGTACTGAAAAGTTATTTAATGATGTAATAGGCATGTCTTATATCTCCCCTGTGTTCTTGACACGCAACGGAATGTATATGAACTCAATAGCCTTGACTGGTTCAATCGCAATATCAACATATAGTTCGTTACGATCGATTCTAGCCGGAGTATTGTTTGTTTCATCACATACTACTGCGAAATCATAAAGGGCTCTTAAACCAACTAGTTCTAGTAGAAGTGATTCTACTGCTTGTTTGATCTCGTCCCTAGTGATTTTATCATTTGGTTCAAAGATATATGGACGAGCCAGTTTATTAAGTTGGCTACGTAGATATACAACCAAACGTGCTACGTTGATTCTGTCTAGTGCAGAAGCATTTCTTGCTCTAGTCTTTTGACCATAGTTGACCAAACCAACTCCATTAAAGAATGTAATTGGGTTAATCTTTAGATCGTACAACGTATCCCTTTGACCTTCGTTTAGTGCAACTGTTTGGAATTCACCTGTTGATGCATTGATGTATCCCACCGCTGTAGCATTTGAAATTCCACCACGTCTTGTACCTGCTGGTGCAAACCATGGAAACGATACTTGATCGCTAAGTGCAATAGTTCTCATCATCATGTGTGATGCTGGAACAACTGCATTCGCACCACCTAGGTCAGTTGTAAATCCGTTTGGATAAAACGTTGCTAGGTATTCGTCGTATGTTACCAAACCGCTGTCACTGTTGTCAGTAACTAGTTCTGCGTTTGTACCATAGTTTGTTAGTGTAGTTGCATCTGCTGCTAATCTCAATGGTGTGTCACCGATAACAAATGCTGTTAGGCCTCTGTCAATGTTAAGATTAACTAGGTTGCTCATTACTTCTGTATATCCCGGAGCAGCAATAATGTTGAAGTTTCTACGCTCTTCATCTCTAATTTGATCACTTGTATCAATAGTAGATTTCATTGCTTGAATTACAACCTGTCTCTGCGCCTTTCTACCAAATGATCCGCTACCGTCTTCTTGGTTACCTGATTGTGTAACCCAACGATCAGTTGCATAACCTGTCATTGCCTCACTGTTGTTAAATCTTTCATTATCAGCAGTTGTGTCAATGTAGTTGTTAGCATAACGCTTAACGTTACCGCCACTTCTACGTAGGTTCCATAGTAGCATTCCTTGTGGATACAGGTCTGGATCTGGAGCATCTGGATCTAAGTAGTTATTTGTTAATAGATCCTTGATAGTTGCTTCTGTGTTACCAGTAGCACCGCTTAGTCCATAACGTGCATCTGCAAATAGGATGCCTTCTTCTGTTGTTTGATCTGTTTTATCCAACTGTACCCACTCTTCAGTAGTACCGTTCCAACGATATACTGTTGGGAAGTTTTCTAAATCTGCTGTTGAAACCCAAAGGTCGCCATCTACAAGTGCTGAACCATCGCTTTGTCCAGTATCTTTTTTAGGTGCTGTTGCACTTACAATTGGACCTGCTGGTGAGCAGTTTGCGTAAGCAACATTGTAGTTTTGGTAACCTACCCAAGTAGTACCATTGTGGATCATGATATCAACTTCACCGAATGATGGGTTGTACCAAAGTTGTCCGTCGTTTGGTTCTGCCTGTGGGTTATCTGAACTTGCAAAGAAATCACTAGCAGCCAACGGTTGCCAGTTACTTGCAATGTAATCATCATCAGCGCCTGTTGGTGCTGTGTAGAAGTTTGCAGTTCCTGCAAGTGTGTTAATGTTGTAAGGTGTAAATGCTGATGCAATCGGTGTGTTAGTTCCATCTTTAATTCTAAACTCACCACCTAATCTGTGTGTGATTACAATTTCATTGTCTGTTGTAACACTTGCTTCAACATTGGTTAAACCTGCTGAGTTAATTGCTGCTGCAATTTTTTCAGCATCACCTGTTGCTCCAGTGAGTGCATTACCGTTTGCTGATGTACATGCAATCGAAACACCTGCGTTTAGTGCAAGTTGTCCTTTGATTGATTCAGAAATAGTAAATGTATTATCGCCTGAAGTAAATGTTGATGCAGTTACAGCGGATGATGTAATTGAAGTTACACCACTTGCTGCTCTGCGCCATACTCTAAATGTAGCAGTTGATGGCGTTGCATCGTATAATGTATTTTCGTTAGAGTTTGACTGAACAAATAAATTATCAACTAATAAGTTTGCTCCGCCGCCTGCTCTATCTAGATAGTAAAGAGCAGCATGTCCATTAGCATAAATTGGAGCATTTACTGCTACCCAACTTGTAGTTGCTGCTGACCATTTGTTTGCTCTCCAA